CGGCCCCGAGCGCGACCGAACAGGCCCTGATGCAGCAGGTCCAGAACTTGCAGAACCTATTCAGCAAGTCGCTAGAGGACCAGACGACCCTGCGCATTAAGCTGCGCGGGAAGGAGGAGAAGAACGAAGTGGCGATCTTTGATGCCTTGACGAAGCGGCTGCAGGTGCTCATTGTGGCCGCCAAGCAGGGCGAGGCTGACATCACGCCGGACACGCTCAGACCTATCGTTGAAGATGCCATTAAGGAGGCTCTTGCCGCGACCGTCTCGCCCGCTGAGCAGGCCACCGAAGACGTGCTGCAACAGAGTGTGCCGGCTGGTCTCCCCGAGGCCGCTACGCGCATTCGGCCGCCGCTTGCTGGCGCGAAGCAGGCCGAGGGCGGCCAGTGGTACGTGCGCGATCTTGCGGCCGCTAAAGGCTACCGACCAGTAGCGTGATGTCATGGCTGAACGTAACTACGACGATAGTGAGTTCGAGGACATCCACCACGCGCTGGGCATCCAGAGCACCAACGCTGCCGATCTGATCTCTCGCCATCCGGTGTTGCAGATTGTGCCGCAGGGCTTGCCCGTTGCGGGCACTAGAGCGCCAGCGGCGTCCGCTCAGCGTTCTAGTGTCGAGGACGTTCTGGCCAGTCCGACGAAGGAGGGCTTTAACGCGCTCACTGCGCCAGAGCAGAAGGACTATATGAGCCGAGTCTACTTCGGCGCGCCGCAGTTGCCTTTTCATACACTGAACAATCATATGCAAAATCTTCTGGGAGAGCGCGCAGGCAGAGACGCAGCTGTAAGCACACCCGATAGCTGGTCAGAGCATTATTATGGTTCGGGCGAGTCTCCGCCGAGTCTGAGCGAAGGTGCAATCGCGGCTCATCTGACGCGAGAGCCGGGGGCCAGTATCGCCGACGTGGCTGGAGTTCCGCAGCCTTCGGCGCGACGTGCATCTGACTGGCGTGCTGCTGATCGACCCAGTGATCTGCCGCCCGAGATGGAGACAACTAGCGGCCCGCTGGGCGAGCTGCCCAAAGCGATCCGGGATAACATCGCCGCTCGAATTGGCCCCCACATGGACGAGAAGGAGTTCACCGACAAGTACTTCGGCGGAATGTATCATCCAGATAACTTCACGCAGGGCAGTGGCGCTGTGACGAGCAGCGGAAACAGTCTGAACTTCGAGGGTCGTCTGCGCGATCCAGTGAGCGGAGATAACATCGGCAGCATCAGCAGAACGATCTATTCTGACCATGCCTATCACGGCTACTTGAGCGTGAGCCCCTCCGCGCGCGGCACTGGCGCGGTGCCCTCTATGCTGAGCAATCAGATCGACCTCTATAAGAAGATGGGGCTGCAGAGCGTGCGACTGGGGGCGAACATCGACGTGGGCAGCTATGCCTGGGCCAAGTATGGCTTCGTTCCGAAGACGCAGTTCGACTGGGATCATCTGCGCAACAAGCGCATGAAGCCCGACTGGGAGTCCATGAAGCCTGGACTGGCCAATCAGCCAGACGTTATTCATCACGTCGATCGCATTCTGGCTGATCCTGACCCGCACGCCATCTGGGATCTCGCTGATGTGCCCTATAAGGCTCCGCTGAGCTGGCAGCGCGAGGGTACGCCAGAGAGGACTATTGGCAAAGCCCTGCTGATGAACAAAAGCTGGAGCGGCAAACTTGACCTGAATGGCGAGGACAGCATGGCGAGGTTCAATGACTACGTTCGGAGTAAGATGAAATGACCGAGGTCTATAGCGAAGAGGACGGCGTCAAGTACGACGCACATATTCACGAGCCCATACTGCGTGAGGGCTCCAAGCGCGCTGGGAAGCGTGAACTGGCCCGGCTGCGCAAGCGTGCGAAGGAGCACTACGGCATGAGTGATGAACAGATCGAGCGCACGCTCGGGAAAGCCGCTCGCGATGCCTAACGTAGCCGCACACAAGCTGGTGCTCGAAACGGCCCAGAAGATGGCCGGAGAGCTGTACGACGAAGTCATGAGTGGCAGTAACGCGATGTATTCCGGCTGGAAGGAGATGACCCTCAAGCGCGGCCTTAGTGCCGAGCAGTCTCAGCGAATGTTCGTCGCCCTGATCGCTCCGAAGCTCCTGGAGCCCGCTCGGGCCATCTTAGCGCACATGCTAAGTGATAAGTCAAAAGAACACTTGCACGCCACCATCTATGACTCCATGCTTCTCGACAACGCCATTCGCGCGAGCCGACTGCGCCAGAACGGGCGACCGAAGTACTCTCTGCCGACTGAGGACGAATTGAATGCCAAGAGGAACTGATGCCGACACCTGAAGAGATTGCCGCAGCCGATGCGGCCACTGCTGCTGCCGCCGCCGAGGCCGCGAAAGTGGCGAGCGACAAAGCTGCTGCCGACAAGGCGGCCGCTGACGCTGCGGCTGCTGCCGCGCGAGCCGAACAGACCGTGCCACTGAGCCGTCTCCAGGCTGTGATCGCCCAGAAGGCCGAAGCCGAGCGAGCGCGTGAGGCGCTGACCCGTGAGCTGAAGCTGGCGAATGACACGCTCGCTGAGCACAAAGCGCTGAGCAGCCGCGAAGCCGACAAGGGCAAGACGCCAGAGCAACTGGCCGCCGAGCGTGCTGCGGCAACGAGCCGCGCGCCCAGTCCGCAGGAACTGCAGACCCTGGTCAGCGAAGAGGCCAGTCGGCAGAACTTCAATGAGCGCTGCAATGCGGCGGCGACCGAGGGTCGAACGGCGCATGCGGACTTCGACAAGGTGGTGCTGGGCGATCTGACTAGCATCTCGCCGGTTCTGGGCCAGAATGGCCGACCTGTGCTGCCCCAGACGTTGCTGGAGGCCGCCCTGGAGACTGGTCAGGCGCACGAAGTGCTCTACGCGCTCGGACAGGACGTGAACGAGGCCAGCAGGATTATGGGCCTGAGGCCCGTGGCTCAAGCTGTCGAGCTGGCCAAGTTTGCCCAGAAACTGAGTGCTGCCGCCGAACCCGAGCTGGATGACGAAGGAAAGCCCGTTCTGCCGAACGTCAGCCGCGCTCCCGCGCCGATCAAGCCGAAAGTGAAGTCCGGCTCGACGAAGCCGGCTTGGAAGCCCGAGGACACAGAAAACTTCTCCACCGAGGAGTGGATACGAAATCGTGAGAAGCAAGTGCGCGAACAGCGCACTGCGCACTAAGCGCCTCGACAGCGCGCCAAGACTGTCGCATTGGATGTAAGGGGCTCGTCCTCCCCGCTCGCCAGCGTTATGGCGCTCTGGCCGTATTAGCCGCTCGGCCCCGGTGACACCACGCCACTACGCACTGCGTAGTCCGTGAACTGGGAGCCCAGAAGATGGCCAACTCTCTCCTGACGATCAACATGATTACCAGAGAGGCCGTGCGTCTCTGGAAGAACTCCAACGCATTCATCCAGCACGTGGACATGCAGTACGACGACAACTTCGCCAGAACCGGGGCGAAGATCGGCAGCACTCTTCGCATTCGCTTGCCGAATGACTTCACTGTCCGAACTGGCCCCGCCGCGCAGGTCCAGGACACCGCCGAGCAGAACACCACGCTCGCCCTGGCGACGCAAAAGGGCGTGGACGTGAGCTTCAACTCCGTCGATCGCACCATGTCGCTGGACGACTTCAGTCGCCGCGTTCTGGCCTCGATGGTGAACAATCTGGCCGGCGCGGTCGCTGCCGACGTGATGTCCGGTGTGGACTCAGGCGGCACGAACGGCGCGGGCATTGTGAACTATGTGCAGAATGGCGTGCAGAGCGCCAGCGGCGCATACGCCACGCTCAACAGCTCGCCGACGGCCCAGACCTGGCTCAATGCCGGGGCGTTCTTGCATCAGAACTCTGCACCCACGGATGCCTGGAAAGCCATTCTCGATCCCGTTACGCAGGCCCGAACGGTCGGCTCTCTCGCCGGTCTCTTCAATCCGGCGCCCAAGATTAGCGAGCAGTACAAGACCGGCAAGATGGCCACGGATACGCTGGGCTTCGACTGGTATATGGACCAGACGGTGGTGCAGCATACGGGCGGGAGCTACAACGGAGCCACCACGGTCAATGGTGCGAACCAGACCGGACTGGCGATCACTGTCAACACGAACGGCAGTGGCACGCTCGTCGTGGGTGACATTGTGACCTTCGGTACAGGGGCCAGCGCCCTGGACGTCCATCTGATCAATCGTGTCTTCAAGGCCAGCACCGGGCAGCTGAAGCAGTTCGTCGTGACTGCATTGATGACTGCTGGTACCAGCACCTCGCTGGGCATCTACCCGGCGCTCATTCCGTTCGCTGCGGGCAGCGTTCAGCAGCAGTACCAGACGGTGGACAACTCGCCCATCAACGCAGCGCAAATCAACCTCGTCAACCCGGCCAGCACGACGTATCGTAAGAACTTCGTCTTCGCGCCGGAAGCGGTGACGATGGCGACGGCAGATCTCATCATGCCCACAAAGGGCGTGGAGGAGTCTGCCCGTGAGCAGTTCGACGGCGTGGCCATGCGGATGCTGACGGCGTACATTCCGGGCACGGATCAGCTGATCACGCGCCTCGACGTGCTCTACGGCTATCTCTGGGTTCGCCCGGAGTGGGCCTGCACCGTGGCCGACATCGTCTAGAACGTGCGCAGAGCACAGAAAGGAACACTCCAATGACCGACACGTTCAGCGATCCGAACAAGGCCCAGCCCGAGGTCGAGATCGAGCCCGCCCTGAGCGCCGAAGAGCGCATCGACAAGCTGGAAGAGAAGGTCGAGGCCCTTGCCCGCCTCGTGCATGCGAACGCCGGCATCGTTCACGTGCCAGACCTCTTCCCGCCCCGGCCGCACTTCATTCGCCCGGACGGCAATCCGATGACCTGGGCTGAACGCAAGCAGGCCGTTGTGGACCACGAAGCGGAACTGGCGGCTGCCGAGGCCAAGAAGAAAGCTGACGCTGACGCCGAAGTGGCTGCGAAGGCCAAGATCGAGCGCGATCAGGCCACAGCGGACAAGGCCGCCTCGCTGGCCGCCCAGCCGAAGTAGTGAACTCCGGGGCCAGACCCCGTGCGGGAAACTGGCCTCGTTGATGGCGCTGGGAGAGGTTGTCCTCGGCCTCTCCCAGTAGCCGCACCACGTAGCCCCCCAGAGGAAAGAGGACTGAAGCACAATGTTAGAGACCTACAAGAACTTGCAGACTCGCGGCGTGATCGGCCCGATGATGAAAGTCGGGCCAGATGGCAAGCAGATCATTGATCCGAGCGGGGATTTGCCCGGTCAGCTCGTTCCACGGCCATTCAGCGAATATCCCAAGGCTGTCCGGCGCGTTCGGACGCTCGCTGATGGCACCGAGGAAGTCGTGACCCTCGTGGCGAATAGCAAGTCCGAGGAGCTGCGGATCATGAGCGACACGGTCGAGATGGACGTGCCGCGCTCGCCGCTCGAACGTGAGCGGGATGAGCTGGCCACAGAACTGGCCACGCAGTCCAAGATGAACGGTCAACTGGCCACCCAGCTGGAGAACGCCCTGGCGCGCATTGAGCAGCTGGCCAACGCTGTCGCCAAGATGGGACCGGCTGATCCGACAGCGAATGCCCCGAAAGTCGAGCAGGAGAAACAGCCTGCCGCTAGCGGCATCGCGGCCCTGGCCGAGCAGAAGGCCCTGCAGAACAAGCGATGACGACTACTCTGGACATCATCCATCTCGCCCTGCTCGACGCCGGCATTATCGGGCAGGGCCAGACTGCGAGCGCCGAGGATACGAACAACGCCTACACTCGTATGCAGTGGATGATCCAGCAGTGGCAACGGAAGCGTTATCTGGTCTTTCATCTGGTCAACATCGCGTTCACCAGTACAGGACAGACGACGCCCTACACGATCGGCCCCGGCCAGCAGTTCGTCATCGGCACGAGGCCGGACAGACTGGAGTCTGGCTGCTTCTTCCGCCAGCTGATCCCCAGCGCGCCGAACCAAGTGGATTATCCGCTAGAGCTGCTCGAAAGTTTCGAGGACTACAATAGGATTGCGCTGAAGGCGCTGAAGACCTTTCCTGGCTATGTGTTCTATGACCCGGCGTATCCCACCGGGCTGCTGTACTTCTGGCCCGTCCCGCAGGCGAACCTGTATTCCATGAACGTGCTGGTGAAGGCGACGCTCATCGACATCATCACGGCGACTGGGCTGACCACTCCGCTCGACGCCACTCTGCCGAATGAATACTTCAAGGCCATCTACGAGTCGCTGGCAGAGATCTTGCGCTCAGCGTATCGGCTTCCACCTGACCCAGCGCTCTCTGGCCGCGCGAAGGAAAGCCGCGAAGTTATCCGTGATGCCGCTGCGGCCATCGCCCGTCTTCGTATGCCTAGCGATCTGGTCCGCCCAGGCATATACAACGTCTATAGCGATCAGATCACCTAGAACGTAAGGAGTTCTCCCATGCTGAAGAAAGTCCTACTTGCTGCCGCTGCGCTCGCCTTCAGTATGAGCGTGGCTCTGGCCCAGACGCTACCGCTTCCGGGCACGAACGGCCCCAGTCTTGGGGACTTCGCGACGAACCTCTACACGCTGACCAAAGGCGTCGAGGCCGGCAGCACAGTGGGCGTCGGGACTGCGCTCAGCGTCAGTCAGACCAGCGCGCAAGCGAACTGCACTCAGCTCGGCGAAGTCAATATGGTGCATGTCGTTGGGACCAGTGCCAGTACGGGCTACATCTGCCTCCCCCGCGCGACGCTGGGCTTCTACAAAGTCATTCTGAACCAAACGACCAGCCCCATCTCCATCTATGGTGGCGGCACTGGCAATCAGAGCACTCCCGGCACCCAGGACACGATCAACGGCACGACTGGCAGCACGGCGTACACTGCGCTGGGCAGCCGGCAGCAGGCCGTCTGCGTAGTCGCTACAGCCGGCGCGTGGAACTGCGCAGTGGCCGCGAACGGTACGGCGAACCCCGGTCTGTTCACGACGCTTAGTGCCACCGGCGTCGCGACGTTCTCAGGTCAGATAGTGGTCACTGGCCAGGGCCTGCCCACTATCGCCAGCGGCGCGTGCGGCGCGACCACGAACGGTGCAGTAGTTGCTGGCTCGACGAACCAAGCCTTCAGCATCACCATCGGCAGCGCCGCGACCACGACCTGCACGATCTCCTGGTCCGCCACACTGGCATCCGCGCCCAAGGCCTGCACGTTCTCCCCGATGAACGCTGCCGCTATCGCTGCGACCACGCTGCCGTTCATCAGCATTCCGAGCACGACCGCAGTGGTGTTCAATGGCGCTGTGCTGGCCAGTACGAACTGGTCTTTCATCTGCATCTAACGTCGAACGCTGAAGGGAGTGCGAAGATGCGCAGAAACCTGCTCGTCACATTCGGCGTTGTCTGGGCACTTCTCTCTAGCTGGCCCGTGCTGGCCCAGACGCCCGTGACGCCCGATCTGCAGCAGCCGAACGGCTCTGGCGGCCCGGTCTTTCACAAGCACGTTAGCTCGCTGGGCACGTCACTGGCCGTGAAAGATCTGCCGGGCACCGTGGCGGGCTTTAACTGCACGGCAATCGCTGGCGGCGCTGCGGGCTACTGCGTGGCCTACGATGCGACGGCAGTTCCAAGCACTGGCGCGCTCACCGGCACGCTAGTCCTTGACGTCTGCTATTTCGACACGACCGCGCGCGGCTGTGCGCTGGCCCATATCCCGAATGGTGTGCTGACGACTAAGGGCATCGTCATTCTGCTGACTAGCGCCTCGACCCCGTTCACGTACACGACCGGAACTGATACGGGCTTCATCTCAGCTGACTACAACTAGCTGGAGCACCCAATGCGAAGACTTCTGACTGGCATTGTGCTGGCAGCGAGCTTGCTGAATGCTCCCGCTGGCGCTCAGATTGTCTGGCCCGGTGGAGGTTCTGGGGGCGGCGGGGCGGCCACGAGCCTGG